CAACGTCTGATAAACGTTAAAGTAACCGGCTGATTTCTGCATAATAGAGTACAAGAAATCAAAGAATGGCAACCGACCCGCCTTGGCGTACATAGTACCCAAGGCAAGGAAGAAGACATTCGGAGATCCTTGAGTATACTTACTCTCACGAGACAGAGTTGTAAGCCAAGATATTACTCTTGTGCGAACAATCTGTTTACGCAAATAAGCGTAACCTATTCCTGCCCTACCCATCAACGATGGCTGAGACATGAACATGGCCCATGAGACAGCAGAAACATTCTGTCCACGGTGGCCGGTAACCTTCGCGAACTCAAAACTTGGATTGGTAGCCATCACACTCTTAGTAGTGTTGATGGGCACACCAATCTTTGCCATGAGCGCAAGGTACTTGATCCCGACATCCTCTTCGAAGAAGACGATGTCGTCACCAAGTACTTCATAACCCGTGTACCAGGGAACTGGTAGACGGGCTGAAGCGTCACCCACACCTAGATCCCAAAATGAGGAAATAGTGTCGGACTCGGAACGAGCCTGGAGAGCAGCCAACTGAGCAATGTAGTGGTGTGTAACCGCTAGCATGGCCCAGGAGCTCAACGCTCCCATTGGCTGTCCAACAGAGTAGTGAAGAGTCCCGTGATTCTTTAAGGCATAGCCTCTACCAACGAGGACCTCTCTCCACACTGGTCCCAATCCTGGAACCAGCGCATCAATTATCTCCATTTGGAGGATAATTGGTAGTCGATCGGTCGCGGCCGAAAGGTCGTAACCGAAAGATTTAGAAGAGAGAGCCACCTTATCCATACACCTCATCACTGAGGCGTCCTGGTCAAAGGTAGCATCGTTCGGTAGCGTTCTAAGGAACGCAAAGAGAACATCGTGCAGTGGTCGGAGTGCGGACTGAGTCCACACGTCAACCATCGCAAACACTCTAATTTTCCCCGCCGCCTCGTCCTTAGTACCTAACTTACCGACGGTGGATCCTTGGATCACCGAAGATAAGTAGGTATCGGTTGTCAAACCGAAGGAATTAGGATGGGCTCGAAGGCCCTCGTATATATATACGAGGACCCGAGCCAGATCATAATTTCCTATAAGACCGAGGAAACGGATCAGGGGTTCCATCTGACCAGTAGCCTTTAGGGCTAGTGCGTCATTGAGGAATCCCATCCACGACACTTTTGTCGTAGCCGACGCTTTCTCGATAAAGAGAAAACGCGCTTGTCGTCTGAGTAGGGTGAGATCGAACATAGATGGGTCGATTAATTTCTTAATCGAGTCCGCTACTTCGAGAACACCCGACTCACTTACCGTCAAAGGGTCCGTAATGGTACTTAACTTCAGTACCCCAGGAATCGATATTACTCGATAAATGGAGTACAGAGTCAGCCACCACCGGATAACCGATGACGAGCTGTTGAGGAGCATAAGTCTTCT